ATAAAAATAATACCTCTACGCAATAAAGAGGAAAAATATTTAGTTAAATAGAATTAACAAATACATAAAAGAAAAATATAATGTTTACAAATTATTCATTGACAATGGTGGTGTAGTGTGGTATACTATATATAGAGTTAAGGGAGAGGACAAGAAAAGAAAACCTTAACAAATAAAATTTTTAAAGTTGCAACGTTGCAACAGAAAGGTAGATTATAATGAAAAAATTTGAAACATTAACTGATTATGAAATACTTAACGCTACTTATTCTTACTATCTCACTTTATGGGGAAATGAAAAGGATTACCTCGAGAAAAATCCTGATGATATAATTGCAAATTCAAAAGTACCTGAACTCCGTAAAATTCTTGATGAACTTGCTAGCGAACTTTTTAAACTTAAAAATCAGTAACAGTTGTGGGGCTGACCGTTCAGCCCCATTTCTATTAATTAAAATGACTATTGAACAAATACATAAAAGAAAAATATATTGTTTACAAATTATTCATTGACATATGCGGTGTAGTGTGGTATACTATATATAGAGTTAAGGGAGAGGAACAAAAGAAAACCTTAACAAATAAAATTTTTAAAGTTGCAACGTGGCAACTAGAGAGGAAATGAATATTATGAAAATTAGAGGTATTGAAGTAAAGGGCATTAAAAAAACTGTAGGTAAATATAATAAAATGCCAATTGATGAGAGGAAATCTTTTAATATATGGTTTGATAATATAACTAAAGAGGTCATGTTAATAAGAAACGATATTTGTGAACAAACTGGTATGCGTACAGAACAATATACCGATGATTATTTTGATATATCTTTTTTAAGATATGAAGATGTAAGTGATTTGATTATTTATGAATATCCTTATTTTGATGAGGTATATAAAAATATTTCAATGGCAATGCTTGAAGCTGTAATTGCTACTTATATACTATAAAAAATTCCCCACGAGAAAACTCGTGGGGTTATTTTTATGTTCTTAAACTTATAGAGTGCTTGCTTTGTGCATTTATCCAGTTTCTAACAATTTCACCTACTGAATTATCTGCATAGAATACACGATTAAATGTTATTAAATTATTAATAAGTTTATGTACGTCTGTTGGCTGTTCTGCCAGTGATTGGACGTGCAGGGGGTTTGTATCAGTTTCAAAACTGTATACAACCCTCTTTTTTAATTCGAGGTTTTCCGTCTTTGTCTGAATATTAAAAAATAGAAATACAGTATTTTCATAATGAATAATATTGCAAGCAATAACATCATTGTCAAAGAATATATATGCCCTATATACAATATTTTCCTTTTTGATTTTAAACGGTGCGTGGGGGTAATTTTTAATTTCCCACTGCCCTGTGGTAATCATTTTCAATTGTGGATTATCAAAAGCAAAATATTTACTAACTTTTCCAGTCTGACCCCTACTATCTGAATATTCCAAAGCGAGAGTTAATTCACTATCACCATATGTAAATAATTTCAAGTCACCCTGTTTAATATCTGAAATTTTACCCAAGCCCATTTCGGCAAAGTAAGGGCAGTATTGATTGACAGTATTTGCTATCATATAAATAATTGTGTTATCCCTGTCACGAATGATAGACGATAGTAATTGAGTAAATGTAACAAATTCATTATTAAGGTAAAAAGAACGCGTCATAAATTCATCAAATAGTATATATTTAAAATATCCATTGTCTGCACCTTTTGTACGCTCCCAGGCGTTCAGCGAAAAACACTTGCAAAAACTTTGTTCGCTTTTTTCCTCAGTATCTTTATTATATAAATAAAATTCCCTATTTTTATATGTGGTGCTGTTAAACTGACCATTAGATAATTTTTCAATTAGTGCTGAATGTGGTTTAAACAAATTCTGTATATTCTTAGGCATTATTTCCTCATCGTATCTTCTTATGTATGCAAGTCGAAAATTTTCTTTGAAGTAGCCTTCTATTTCCTGTTTGCACACTGAGTATGTTTTTCCGTTTGACCTCTGCCCTATAATCAAATTGTATAGGGCATTTAACTTATTAATCTTTTTTAATGAATAGTATTCATTTTTCATTGTAATCACACTCCCAGAAATTTGTAGCCAATTCTTGGCTTTTTTCAAATAATGTATGCTCTTTTGCTCCGCTACCAAAATTTGTGCCACACATTAAATAATGTATGAATTGTTCAGATAATGACATATTATAGTCCTGCTCCTCCATATGGATATAGGTATTTTCTTCCACTTCTGCATAATTTCCTTGGTAGTCTTTTACCATAATTTTGTATGGTTCGTTAATATATGTTAATGTATTTTTACCTGTATACTCTTTCGGGATATACATTTCATTGTCAAAAAATTCAAACGGTTGCAACGTTGCAACTATATACGGCACAGCACGTTTTTTATTTAATCCTGACACTGTAATATTAAATTTTTCATTTTCTTCATAAGCATATCTTTTAGCACCTAGTGTTTTAAATTTTTTATAAATTCCCTCAAAATCCCATACACCTAGGGGCTTTTTAATGCCTTTAATTGTTTTAGGTTTTGCTAAATTCAAATCAATTTCATAGTATGTCAACGCTTTGTTAATCTCGTTAATACAATTTTTGTTATATTCATTTATCCAGTTTTCATAATTTTCATAGTTTAAAAATTTTATACTATCTGTATCACAATAAATAACATCTTCATTAATTTCTAATATACCCTTGAAAAGTTCGTGCCTAGCCCATGCAGTAATCCACACTCCCCACTGATATACTAATACCTGTTTTTTGTTCTTTATGTAATTTTCTTGTAATGCTTCTGAAATATCTTTCTTCTCCGTATTCCATTCTTTTCCGTCAAAAACAATATCATCGTTTACTGGGTTTGTCACGCACATTCCAAACAAACTATTCAGCATACCTTTACCGACTAAATACTCAACTTCTTTTCCTGCAACACCTTTCAACGTAGTCTTATCATTGTAAAATTTTAACGCACATTCAATAATTTGTTTTGGTAAATATCCATAACTTGACGTGTAAAATTTACCAATTGATAAATGCTCATAAGAATAAAATTCTTCAAAATCTTTAAAGTCAATATCTGTAAAATATGTAAATATTCTATCTGCCGATACAATTCGCCCATTATCAACTATTGCATTATCACAAACGGAACATTTTGAACGTGATAAAATATGATTACATTTTTTAGCAACAACGTTAGTTAATTCCACTTCAAAAACACATGGATAATTTTTAATACAATATCTAAAATCTGTTAAATTTTTTATGTGAACTTTTGTAAATGGTTGCATTGGATACTTCTTTCTAATCATAACGGACGGATAAGAACTTGTAAAGTCAATACTGGCAACATTTTCTAATACCATTCCCACATACATATAGTTAGCATGAGTATACCCACCCATGAAACTTTTGTGTAATAGGCAAAACAAGTCTTTATTAACTGGGGCTATCTTCTTAATTTTTTCTCTATATTTTGGATAATATGTATGTTTCTTAATGTAGTTTTGGCAATATTTTCTTACATATCCTGTTTTAGTTAATGGTATTTTTGTTATATCATTATCATTTTTTGCCATTTCTTCAAGTATAAAATAATGTAATATTTTAACATCATGTTCACAATATCCAAATTCTTCTTTTGTTAAAGGTGTCTTCCATGTTCGTAAAAGTTTATAATCGAGGTCACCTGTTAATTTTTGTATTTTTACGCTTGTCAAGTCCTCAGCCGTCTTTGCTAGGCTCATACCACTTAGCATTAAACTACATTTCAGGTCAAAACAATCATTCATAGTACATTTAATAGGGTGACGTGCATTTCTAGCGAAAACATCTTTGAACCGTTCATGACCGATTAGAAACTGAAACTCATATCCTAAATTATGAATATATATTATAATTCTTCTGTATTCATTTAATTGTAATACTTCTCTTAACTTATTCAATGTAAAATCAAAATCTTCCCATGTCCTACCGTATATATAATTACCATTTAATGCAAACATAAAAATATACATACACGCACGTTTATTTTCACCGTCATAAAATGAACTAGTTTCAATATCAAATGCAAAAGGTGCATTATAATATTCTATATATTGATTATCGCGATTTCTAGTTGTAACAGTTTGTAAATTACTATTTTTTAGAATATCAAAATCAAAATCATTTACATTTATCAACTATTACACCCCTTTAAAGAATAGTTGCAACGTTGCAACTATTTCAACATTTGAAGTTGTTCACGCATTAAATCGTACATTTCACTTTGTGTTTGTGCCGAACTTTCAAGGGTGTTCAATAACGAATTTATTTCATTATCATTAAACCCATTTTCAACCATTTCAGCAATAAATTGTTGTACAAAATCACTATTTGGTAACTCTGCACTTATTCCACTATTACCAAAAATTGATAAAACCCTGTCAACATTTTCCTCAGAAATATTTAAACGTTTTGCGTGTTTTGACATAATAGCTCTCGTTTCTTTTACTGTTGTTTTCTGCCCTAGAAACTGTCTAATCTGCACATAGTGTTTTAACATTTCTGCTCTCGTTTCACCCTTTGAACCAGTTTTGAAAAAGTTCTTTTTTGTAGCAAATTTGTTTTCATGCAAAAAAGTATTCCATTTACTAGAAATTATAGGATTTTTACTATACATTCCAGTTTTTTTCAATTGGCTAAGACGCAAATTTGCTTTGCGTCCTTGCCTTAAAATTTCCGCCTTTAACTGCTCGTTTGTTAAACCGCTTGCAAAATGTTCATTCATCATACAAATACACCACCTTGTAACATATTTACTATATATTGTCGTTCGCTGTCCGTACACCTGAAATTAATTTCAGGATTGCTAACAACTGTAAACCCCTTAAAATCTGATAGTTTTCCAGTTTTTTCACATGCAAAACCTATGGTTCTTCCGTAATTATCAGGCACATTTAAAATCGGGCGGTCAATAATGAAATAGCACTTTTGCGGTTGCCACGTTGCAACAGACGGAGAACTTGCACTAGCCTCTTGGTAATTAGTACCGGTTGCAAAGCCACTGTATAATTTTTCGGCACTGCTAACCATACCGCCAACATTTCCGCTAGCGATTGACGATACACCACCAACAGCACCGCCGACTACATTTCCAATAACTGTACTAGCATAACTAGCACTATCGTTTCCAGTCATTGGAATTGATATACCTACTACACCATTTCTGTAAATAAAAGGTATATCGTCTTTAAATACTATGGCAGTTCCTGCACCTGTGGTATAGTCAACTATCATTTTAACCGATATTCTATGCCCCATAAATTCAGCCGTTGAAACTGGTACAACGCCGATATATGGTATATATAATTGTGCTGTTGTGTATGGTTCATAGTCTAGGAAATTTTTGAATTTAGTAAAAAATGTACATTCACCTAAATCAATTAAACTGTTTACTTTTTCTGTTAGTTTAATTCCATTTACCCCTGTGTTTGTTCTGCCTATTACAATAGGCTCTGCTTCCGTTGCAGAATTTTTCAAAGCTACATTAAACGGAAATAAACGCAAATCAATTATGCCGTTCATAGGATTTTCACCCATTAACGCTAACCCTTTTACAATTTCTTGAAATTTTGTTTCGTCTGCGTTCCATAAAAAATCTGCCAAATTTTTTACAGTATTCGCATTAACTGCAAAACTACGATTAAAAACATTCACGTTTGACAATGTAGGTTTATTCAAATCTATTTTGTCTGTGTAGTTGTTTGGGTCAGTATTTTCAATTCCGTTAAAACCGTTTCCTGTGTCGTCGGGGGCATTCCATTTATCTTGTTGTGTGTTATCTTTAATGCCATTACCTTGCAGAACAGTATCAGAAATTGAACCTTCTTCGTTCATTTTTCCAATAATTATATCGTCACTCGGATTGTTCAAATCATCACGTTTAGCCGCGTTTTCAGACAACGCACAATAACACCCAGTATTTGCACACATTTTTAAAATATCTTTTTTTGTTCCCTTAAAATGTGTATGCACCCTTATTCCTGCGACAAATTCCCATAATTTCTCGCCATAAGGAGCATTTACCAACCAGTCAAAAGTGTTATATGATGATAAATAGTAAACATCTGAGTTCATTAGCCCCCATGTTAAACGGTCAGTAAATAAATTTCCACCCATAGGAAACATTTCGGCATTAGTGTATAATGTATCTTTTCTAAAATTTTGAAAATCCCCATACATACATGGCGATAGTCTGCCGATATAGTCGTTTAAATACCAGCCACGTGTAGTTGAATTGCCAATATATGGGCGGAGTTCGATTCCTATGATATATGGATATGTATTTTCATTTTCACCGTTATAATAATCATTTATTGAAAATTGGTGTAAATCGTTAGTTACTGATTTATTAGTACAAGCATATATAATAGGCAAAAAACATAATCCCTTAAAAGGAAATTTCAAAAGCGGTTTATAATTAATATATGCCGTTTCGGTTTGGTCATATGCAACTCTCCACCGCAAAACCTCATGATATGAACCATAATTTGACATTCTGTCAGTACTTGCTAAAAATATCCCTGTGTCAACTGGTTCTGAAAATGTATTCAGTGAGGGTTCACGATCATATTTATCACACCACATCATTACAGAATTTGGATTTTTGAAATTTGTTCCGATTAAAAATGATTGGTCAAAATGTTGGTTTAGTGCGACTTTTCCTTGCTCAATCCATTCAGCCAATCTTGGGAAATCTGTGCGCAATCCTTTAAACCCTTGTGGAGCTCCTGATATTTGTTCACCTATTCCCCATATTTCCGTATTTAGTTTCATTTAATCACACTCCATTCTCCACCGTTTCCTGATTACTTCCGCCACCTGCCACATTTAGCACAAAATTGTAACTATTTACCGTGGCACTGTCAAGATTAAAATCTCCCCCAGTAAATTCAATTACTTTCATTTCCTTATTACCTTTTAATGGTAACATTGTATCGGGGATATATGTACTTCCAATATTTTCATTTCTAGTAACTAAAAATTCGCTAGATAATAGTGCTACTGAATATGTAAATATATCAAATTCACATTGTAAAATAATAGTTTCTGCACTTTCAATTTCCGTCGAAATTATATGATAATATCTATCAAAAAATGGTATATACACCATATTAGCATTAAAAGTTTCAGATGTGCAAAATAATCTTATATGGGGTGTAAAACTGTTCATAGTATCCAGTATTTCACAATTATACTCAACTGCGTTTGTTACTGTTTTTTGAATAGTTCGTACATCTTGCGAACATTGATACGTTGTTATAATTGGCATTTTTCTCTCCTTAATATAGTTGCAACGTTGCAACTTTTTAGGGTTGCAACGTTTTTAACTATCATTTTGTCATACTGTTACTTTTTTGCGTCTGCTACTATAAATACAACACAATTTTCCATTGTATCATTGAAATAGCTAGCGTCATACTTGTAAAAATAGTTCCAGTATTCGCCCTTTGGATTGTAAATGCTAGTTACTCTCGGATTAGCATTGCATACCATACACGCGTCACGGTCAAAGATAGTTCCAATAATACCTGTCTGAGATACCTTGTTACCGCTAGCAGTTGTAACATCAATTTTGGAAATTTCTGCAAAATCGAACGTTTCGCCTGTTCCACTGCCCTGCCAGTATGGCACCTCTGAATAGCCTGTCAATTTTACAAGGTCATTGTGGAATGTGTCACTCTGTAGGTAAACCTCAGCCGTATTTACAAATCTTGACAAAAGCACCATTTTCATGCCACTTTCTGGGGTGAAAGTTGTGTAACCGCCGTCATTGAACAGCATTGAGGGACGCTGAATGTACTTGATATACTCCTTGATTTTTCCAATAGCGTACCTAAGGAAATCCTTATCCATAAGAGCATGGTCTGCTTTCAGGGTCTGTGTAAATTCTGCGTTGTACATTGTCAAAAGATTAACAACATTGTTATTGCTGTGTATCTTCTCTGCGATAAGGTTGTTGACAGTTCGTGTTTTAAGTATATCATTTGACAAAGTGAGCTTAAATCTGATACGGTTTTCAATCATAGCAAAAAAACTATTCATTTCAGCAGGAGAATTAAATGCTGACTTGACCTGCATTTCTGTAAATGACATCTGCACTTCATATGTTACCTTGCTGTCATAAAATTTTGACTGCACGTCAGGAGCTGTAAATACGAATGGGTCATAACTCTGACCGTTTGTCAATTTCCAGCTGTCATTCTCAACTGCGTCAGGCATTTCACAGCGGACTTTTTGCATTGCAGAGCCATACTCCCAACTATCCGTCAAAATATCAGGGGCTGTTGAGTTGTAAACCCTGTCTACAAAAATCATTCTGCCAACTTTGTCAATCAGCTTGCGAACATAGTTGTCAACGTCTGTAGCTTCCAAAATCTGCTTGCCCATATCAACAACATTGGTCAAATCTTCCGTTGTTACGGCACTTTCGCCGATTATTTCCTGCTGTACATCATTTAGTATTGTGGCAATTTGTGTAACTTTCATTATAATTTACCTCTCTTTATTTCTTCGCCTTTTAAGCGATAATAGTTATTTAGTTTCTTTCTTAGCGTGTTATCAATCCCTTTAAAACATGAAAACTTATCCTTGATAACATTTTCATATTTTAACCAATTTGCATTACATAACCAAAACATAAAATCATCACTATATAAGATATAGTCTTTCAAATTTTCCTTATTTTGGAGCGTGTCAACCACTATTTTTAATACAACGGCTCTTGCAAGATTGACATAATTTTCGGCATATGTTGGACTTCTCACTTTTTCCATTATTTTTCCTCTCTTTCTAGTTGCAACGTTGCAACTTTTTAATATACACCAATCAGAATTATATCTGCTATTGCCTTAACAAACATATCAACTACAGAAAACATTGCCAATTTACGTTCACTTTCAATCATCTGCTGTGACGTGGTAACTCCGATATTGCCACTTCTTGTAAGTTCATGCACGGTTTTTTCATTTCCTGCCGTTGTTACTGTAGTGTCTATATCCTGCGTATCAGTGTTAGTCCCTGTATTGGTAGTTTTTGTATCATTAATAAAACTATCGGATTTATCAAATGTAGTTTTACCTGTTGTAATTGCAGTATCAACTCCTACGGTATTTGTATTTTTACCTTTGTTTGTTTGCGTGATGTTTGGTGTTCTTGTGTCAGTTCCTTTTTCTGTCATGGAATAGTTTTCAATGGGATTATATTCCAATGATAATGTATCAACTAACTTATCGTATTCGTACTTATGCGATTTACCATATAATGCTATATAGTCGCTTGCCTGTTTTACCATATTGGTATTACTTGTCGCATTTTCATTATCATAATACTTATAAAAATCACGTTCGCCGAACTTACCTGCAAAATAGAAAAACATTTCATCAGATGTCAAAATTGTGAATAATTTTAACTCTTTTGATATTTTATCAAAAATAGTTTCTATAGCAGGAAAATTTTCAACCCATTCATTCAGCGTCATTATTTTCCGCATTGTTTTTCTCCTCTTCATCTGCAGGTTCTTCCTCTGTAGACTCTTCCTCAGTTTCTGTTAAGTCCTTCCATTCCTCAGAAATATCAACAGTGATATTTGTGCCAAACATAGCATTAATTTTATCAACTGCCTGCTGTCGGTTATTTAACATATTAACAACATTTACAAATAATGCACTATTATTAATATTAACTTCTGCCGTGTTTAACCGTTCTCGTTTCATATTGAAATTAGCGTTTACCCCGATAGAATTGTAAAAATTTGCAAGCCAAAATTGATAAGTTTCAACTGTCTGTTGTAGGATTGTAGCAACACTTGTATTATCCGCCATTTTTATTGGTGAAATACAATTTAATATTGTATCGTCAATCATAACAGCAGGATTTCCATTATATAATTGCTTTAGTACCTTTTCGCCTGCAATTCGCACTGTATCGTCTTTGCAAATAAATGCGGTTTGAACTCTGCCATTTTTTAACGCACTGGAAATCGTTGTTACACAGTCAGCTAGCATATTTGCTGTTAGTGTCAATATAGGGTATAAACCACCTGTCATTGTTTGTGTGGGGTATTTATCTGTATCACTGTTAAACATTGCCACTCCGTCAACGTCCAACTTTACATTTTTACTTCCTAAAATTGGATTAGCGATGACAAATTCTGTAGGTAAATAATACTCGTTAGGGTACCCACCATAATTTCCATTTAGTGCATACAGTTTTCCGTTGAACTCAGTGAAAACAACTCTTCCAGTAACAAACAGCCAAAAATTCATTACTTGTTCATCAATGGTGTCAGGTAGATTTTCCCATGTAAACATATTAATAACACGATTTAACAGCATTTTGTAATAATAGCTCGTCAATTGTGTTTTGTCTATGTTTGAAACTCCGAACTCGCTCCAACTCCACGGCTTTATTTTTGAACCCATTTTTTCACTCCCTTTCAATCGGTTGCAACGCGGCAACTTTTGTCACCACGTTTTGCCGATTTTGTTATTTACTGTATCTGAATTGAATAAAACTCGCCGTTGGTTGACTTACCCTTTACAAATCTTACCTTGACTTCTTCACCGTCATTCAGGCAGTCGCTGAGAATATCTGCCAACTCTTCCATATGGTCTAGGCAGACCTTTGACGAAAATCCAAACACACCGATGTCGGTAGCTATGTAGCCAATATCACACGGTTTCTTATCTCTATCAAGTCCACCATTTTCTACCACTGCACAGCCTGATACAGTGTGCCACTCTGCCGCCTCTGCTATCTTGATTGAAATGCTACCGCTCTTTGCGTTAAAAATGTCCTTTTTGCTCATGTTCACGTTAAAACCGTTCATGTTTAAAACCTCTTTCATTTTTGTAATTTGTTCAATATTGTGTGACCGTAATATATAATAGTTATGTACGTTAGATAACAATAGCGGTTTAGCACTCTTATTTTATAAATGTTAATTATTATCAATTTGCCTGTTGTATTGTTAAATGCTCACATAACGTATTATCTGTTAAAAATTAACTATTTTGTCAAGAATAGCCTCATAAAGGGAGTTGATTAGCTTTGCCCCTGCTATTCCATTTTCTTTCTTTTTTAGCTTACGCAAAATCTCATTTGTAGCCTTTTCCGTGCCTTTTCCGTATATACCGTTAAAATCGACACCTGTACTAATTATTTTGCAAGTTTTTGCAAGTTTTAACATCATTTTGTATGCGTAAACACCTGCATTATTATCTCCACGCTTTAAGCCTGCGGTATCAAGAGCATTACCCTTATATCTCAAAACCCCTAAAAAATTATGGTATGTATGCCGTTCTTTTGCTACAAAATTATGTCCGTTGTAATTTTGGTCATAACTGTAAAAATAACCTATAGTCCCCTCACCTGTTGCTATTGAGATATGCCCAATATTGTCAGTCGACTTAAATATACATATATCCCCTTGCATTGGCACAAATTCTGGGGTATTTGCAATTTTTGTAAAATTCTTTACAAGAGCTGATACCTCGTTGAACCTCGTGAAATACTGCTGTGCATTGAAGTTGTATGGGTAATATGTAAAAATGTTAAAACATTTTTGCATATAGTCGTTTACTAAATCGCAACACTGATATGGGTAAACTCCATCAAACTCAATCGACTTGCCGAGGGTTTTAGAAATATATTCCTTAAATGTCATTTTTCTTTTACCTCCAAATCTGTTAATCTATGGTTAATTACCTTTATTTGTTCTTCAACTACTGGTAACCTTCTTGCGAAATTGTTATGTTCTGCCACTCGGTTTTCCAACTGTTGAACCCTATATTCTGTCAGTTTAAACCCTGAATAACTACCAATAAATGTGCCTATCAGGGATAACACCGCAACTATTATGGTACTCCACATTATACTTTACCATTTTTTGAGAACTGAGTGCCGAAGTAAAAAGCAATAACCGTTGTAAATACTGTCATATACTGTTCACTTGTTATCTTCCCTGCTAGTGATAACAGGCAGAAAACAATCGTTAGTAGGATTGTTACGATTGATTTTATTGTTACTTTCATTTTATTTACATCCTCTTTATCACACTGAATAATTAATACTCAGTGTGTTTTGTTGTAATATCAAAAGACATGTTAATATTTTCGATATTTTCTCTTTTTTCCATAAGCTTATTGACCCACATTGACAACTCTTTAAGATTTTCAAAATGTGCCAAATCTCTCGGATTTTCCTCTTCATTAGTTGCGACGTTGCAACTTTCAGCCATTATTGCTTTCTCAGCTTTATCTTCTATTTCCTCGAGTTCCTTTTCCACTGTTTCCTCAGTGTCTTTCATTTCAAGAGCCTTGGTGCTGTTGACGAACTCTCTCAACTGCTTTATCGTCATATCGGGATTTATCGTTGAGTTCTCAATCACTTCATTGTCAAGGGTTACAAGCACTGCAAGCTGATTGAATGTAAACATCTCAGCGTTGAGCGGTGAGTTAATGTCAGTTATGAACTTATCAGATACTCTTCTCATACGGCTTGCGGTTGACTTTGTGATGTTAAACATTGTCATGGTGTAATCACCGAAGTCGCCGAAATCGTCTTTCCATGTGCCATTGTTGTAAATTTCTGCAAGGTCAGTGCAGATAGCTTTTTTATTATCCTCTACATTCACCATTCTTGTGAAAATCCGCTCAGTGCTTTCTCTCAGAGCATTGCTCTTGAATGTGTTCATAATGTTTGTACTCTCTGATTTAATAATGTTCTCCATGGTAATTTCCTTTCTGTTGCCACGTTGCAACTTTAAAAATTTTGTTCGTTAAGGTTTTTCTTGTCCTCTCCCTTAACTCTATATATAGTATACCACACTACACCGCATATGTCAATGAATAATTTGTAAACAATATATTTTTCTTTTATGTATTTGTTAATTCTATTTAACTAAATATTTTTCCTCTTTATTGCGTAGAGGTATTATTTTTATTTTCTAAACTGCCCAATTATTTGTACACTTTATTAGTCCAATTATTTGTACTCACTATCAGTCCAATTATTTGTACTCACTTCACCGCTTTACCACTTTACTACACTAAAGCATTGCTTACGCTTTAGCACTTTAGCACTTTACCACGCTAAAGTGGGAAATTGCCTTGCTTGCTAGAGAGGAGGGGGTACTTT